GTTTCATATATGTATATGGCTTTTGCAGAAAACCCATTTGTAACTTCAGAAGGAGTGCCTGCAACGGCAAGATAATTATGTTACAAAAACTTAATTTTAAACCAGGATTTAATAAACAAGTAACAGACTCAGGAGCTGAATCGCAATGGGTGGATGGAGACTTTGTAAGATTTAGATACGGATTACCTGAAAAAATAGGGGGTTGGCAACAGTTAACAACTACTAATCAAACTTTACCTGGAGCAGCTAGAGCACAACATGCTTTTACTTCTGTTGAAGGTGAAAAATATGTAGCAATAGGAACATCATCAGGTTTGTTTGTTTATTATTCTGATAAACTTTATGATATTACTCCATTAGATACAGGAATAGCCGGAGCAACTTTTACAGTTACTTCTGGATCAGCAACTGTAACTGTAAACAAAGCTTCACATAATTTATCAAATGGTAGATATGTAACATTTTCAAGTGTAACTATACCAACAAACTCCGGTTACTCAGTAGCTGATTTTACAGATAGTACATTTGAAGTTTTAAATGCACAGCAAAATACTTTTCAAATTACAATGCCTACAAACTCAGCTGGTGCTAGTACAGCAACAGGTTCAGCACAAATTGATCCTTATATATTTATTGGACCCACAATTCAAACAGCAGGTTTTGGTTGGGGTACATCTACATGGGCCGGTGCTTCAGGAGTTACAAGTACATTGAATGGTGCGTTAGGAGATAATACTTCTGGTACTGGTGGATCTGGAACAAGTGTTACTTTAACTTCTACTTCTGGTTTTCCAACAACTGGAGTAATTAAAGTTGGAGCTGAATTTATTTCATACACAGGTATTTCATCAAATAATTTAACAGGTATTACAAGAGCTGTTGCCGGAACCAGATCAGCACATAGTTCAGGAGCATCAGTTGAATTTTATACTGCGTGGGGACAACCTTCATTAACTTCATCTACGATTCTGGATCCAGGGAACTGGTCACTTGATAACTTTGGACAAATATTAGTTGCAACTGTACACAACGGTAAAACATTTACTTGGAATTCGGGAGTTGGTGGAGCAAGAGATATCAGAGCAGTGGTTATGGCTAATGCACCTACTGCAACAAGACTAACTCAAGTATCTGATAGAGATAGACATGTATTTCATTTTGGAACAGAAACAACTATTGGAAACACATCTACGCAAGATCCAATGTTTATTAGATTTTCAAATCAAGAAGATTTTAATACATATAATCCAACAGCAACTAACACTGCAGGAACTTTTAGATTAGATAAAGGTAACGCTATTATTGGTGCTGTTTCTGGTAAAGACTATACTTTAGTAGTAACAGATAGTTCAGCTTATGTTATTCAATACATTGGCCCACCATTTACATTTTCAGTTAGACAGGTAGGTACAAACTGTGGTTTAATTTCACAAAATGGTTTAGCTTACTCAAATGGTATTGTTTTTTGGATGTCAGCAGAAGGTGGTTTTTTTATGTTTGATGGTACTGTAAAAGCTATACCTTGTTTAGTAGAAGATTTTGTATTTACAACAAATGGAAATAACTTAGGAATTAATTATGATGCAGCAGAAGTAGTTTATGCAGAACACAATACTTTATATAATGAAATAAATTGGTTTTATCCAAAAGATAGTTCAGTTCAAAACGATAGATGTGTAACATATAATTATGGAGAAAACGTTTGGACTACTTCTTCTTTAAATAGATCTACTTATGTAGATCAAGGTGTTTATGATTTACCTTATGCAACTGAATACAGCACAACCGCAACTCCTTCTTTTGATATAAAAGGAATAACTAACATAAATGGAGCATCAACTTATTATGCTCATGAAGTAGGGACTGATCAAGTTAATAGCTCAGGTACAACTTCTATTGATGCATTTATTCAATCAGGAGATTTTGATATTAGTGCTAGTAAAAGTGCTTTAGGTGGTTCAACAGGACTTGCAGATTTTAGAGGAGACGGTGAATTTATTATGTCGGTTAAAAGATTTATTCCCGATTTTAAAATATTAACTGGTAATTCAAAAGTTACTTTGTTATTAAACAATTATCCAAGTGGTACAGCTACAAGTTCTTCACTTGGTCCCTTTACAATTACCTCTTCTACTGATAAAGTAGATACCAGAGCAAGAGCAAGACTTGTTGCAATTAAAATAGAAAATGATTCTACAGGTGAAACTTGGAGATATGGAACACTTAGAGTAGATGCAAAACCAGATGGACGTAGATAATGGCAATATACGATAATACATACGGACTACCACAAAGTATGATTGATTATTTAAATCAAGGTTTACCTGATATATCAGGTATTAATACTGGTAATTTCAATCCAATTATTCCTGTACAACAAGCTGAAGGTATTGCTGCTTTACCTACTACTGTAATGAAACAAGGTACGCCTTTTGATAATCCATACTCGATAGATCCAGATGATACTAACATAAGAACTATTAAAGACTATAGAGCAAGACCTGCATATGAAGCTGCTTTTGGAGAAATGATGGGTGACCCTGAAGCTAATATTGCAACAGGAGCTTTAAATAGCTCAGGTGTGATGGGCCCTTATCAAGAAAAACCAAAATCAGAACTACAAGAAATTTTAGGAAAAATGCTGCCTGGTAAAGGAGTTATGGATTTATTAAAGCAGGTTTTGCCTGTAAACAGAACAGGTATTATGCAAAATGAAATGTTGGGTTCAGGCATTATGTTAGATAACTTAGGAAGAATTGTAGCTGCTCCAGGTAAATACAATACTCGTGAAGGAATTATGGCTGGATATAATTTAAGTGCAAGACCACAAGATTTTGAAAGTGATAAAAATGTTTATAATAAAAGAACAAAAAATATAACGGAAACATTATTAGATAAATACAAAGGTAATATAACTAGAGAACAAATACAAGAAGTAATTGATGAAATAGAAGAAACAGGAGAGTACACCGGAGATATAACTGATGAATCAATAGGAGCACAAAATTTATTTAGCAATCTTGTAAATGTAAATAAATCTAAATTTGATTTAAGAAATATTCAAAAAAATTCAAGTAAAATTAGACAAGATAAACAAGATAAAAGACAAAAGATAATAGCTAAACAAAAAGGACAAACCTTTACTGGCGATCGAGATAAACAAAACATAGTTGATAAAAGAACAGGAAGAAGAGATGCAACAGGTGGAGATGTTGGTAGTAAAGGAGCTTCAGATAGATTTGAAAATAAATCTGGAAGAGGAAGAACAGGTTACTAATGGCAAAAATAACTGCATACATACCTGAACCAAAACAAGAATATGAAGTAGAGAATCAAAGACAAATCTTACAATCTTTAGATACTGTCAAAAATGAATTAAATTTTTCTTTTCAAAATGATTTAAAAGAAGAACAAGATTCATATAATTATTTTTTATCATGACCATACAATATAAAAGTGCATCATTTAATTTAACTAGCACTAATGCAACAACTGTATTATCTATAACAACATCAGCTATTGCAATTGTTAAAACTGTGCAAGCAGTTCATGATACAGCTAGTAATGTCGACACGCATTTAATTTTAAAAAAATCAGGAGAGTCAGATGTTAAAATTGGATATGCCGAACTTAATAAAGCTACAACAAACATGGTTGTAAACACCTTGAATTTAGAAGCAGGAGATGCTATTAAGATGCAGGCAGGATCAGCAAATGAAATTACAGGTGCTGTAAGTTATGCTTTAATAGACAGGTCTCAACAGAATGGATAATGACATTTTAAAAATAAATTGTACTACGACAGTGGTTTTAAGAAATACTAGAACTGAAAAAATTTACAAAGACGAAACAGAGAAAGACGCTGATATAGCTGATCCTAATACTGAAACAGTTGCAGACCATATTGCACAAGATATAACAGTAGTAGTATCACCGAAAGGACTAAATATATTACAGAAAATAATGAATCAAAAAAATGAAAAACCCAAATCCTAGAGGCGGAACAGAATTACAATTTGAATATCTAAAAAAGCATGTTGATGCTGATTTGTTAGATAAAGTCGAGATATGTACATCGACACCTGAAAAAATACCACTACATAAAACTAAAGTAAATATTCTTTGGCAAAAGAATTCATGGAACCAACCCAATTTAAAACCATGGTTTGATAATAAATCAAATCACAATAAATACGACTGGTATGTATTTAACTCTAATTGGAATTTTGAACAATTTACAAAACGATTTGAGTTACCTACAGAAAAATGTTTAGTTATAAAAAATGGTATTGAAAATATTGATTCTGTATTAACAGAATATAAAAAAGATGACCCCATAAAAATTATACATCATTGCACACCTTGGAGAGGTTTATCTGTATTACTTGGCGCAATGCAATTGATTAAAAATCCACTAATAACTTTAGATGTATATTCATCAACAGAAGTCTATGGTCAATATTTTTATAATCAAAATGATCATCACTATCATGATTTATATAACCAAGCAAAACAGTTATCTAATGTAAACTATATTGGTTATAAACCCAATGAATATATTAAAAAAAATTTAAAAAATTATAGATTATTTGCATACCCTAGTATATGGGAAGAAACATCTTGTATATCTTTACTTGAAGCAATGGCTGCAGGTTTATATTGTATAACTACAAACTTTGGCGCGTTGTATGAAACCGGAGCTGAGTTTCCAATGTACGTGCCTTATTCAGACAACTATAAAAATTTAGCAAGAAAGTTTGCAACAGGTATAGAAGTTGCCGCTGAATCGCTACAGGAATCAGGCATCAGGGACCATTTAAAAATGCAAAAAAAATATGTTAATAATTTTTATGATTGGAAAATAAGAGGAAACAGTTGGACTAGATTTTTAAAAGGAGCAATAAATGCAAAACAATAAACCCATTTGGTTTAACGAAGATACGTATCAAACAATTAAACAAGAAAATGTAGAACCTGAAGTAATAGAAATAAATTTAGGACAAAAACCAAAAGCTAAAATAATGGTATGTACTCCATGTCATAGTGATGTATCTATGCATTACACTCAAGCAGTTTTAAAATTTCAAATGGAATGTATGAAACAAAACATATTAGTTAGTTTTAGTTTATTAAAATCATCATTAGTTACACAAGGTAGAAATTTATGTGTAGCAGAATTTATTAATCATGAAGATAATTATGATTACCTACTATTTATTGATTCAGATATAGATTTTAAATCTAAAACTATATTTAAAATGATAGGAGCAGACAAAGATATTATAGCGTGTCCTTATCCAATGAAAATGATTGATGCTGAAAAAATGTGGGCTAAATTAAATAACACTGATTTAATAAAAACAAAAGACGATCTATTAAGAGCAGGTTATAATTTTCCATTAAAATTAGATGATAAAAATAATATTAGTATGGAACATGGTGTTATAGAAGTTAGTCATGCTCCAACTGGATGCATGTTAATTAAAAGAGAAGTTATAGAAAAGATGATAAATCATCATCCAGAATTAAAAATATACCAACCCACTATAGTAAATAATGAGGAAGTAGCTAAAGAAAATTTTTATAATTTATTTGACACATTACATGATATTAAAACTAAACGTTATTTTGGTGAAGATTTTGGTTTTTGTCAAAGATGGACAGATATGGGAGGTAAGGTACACATTTATGCTTTAGATTACATCACACATGTTGGTGAACACCAATATTGTGGTAGATTTTTTGATTTGTTGGATTCACCGAAACGTGTTGACGTTAATGAAAAAATCAAATAAAGTATGGTATTTTCAGGATATCTATACCTGCTCTAAACTAGTTTAATTATATATTATATGACAATATCACGTATGCAACAACCAAGACAAATGTACGGCTTAGGAAGCCTGGTTAAATCAATAGGTAAAGGTGTTAAGACTGGTATCAAAGGTATAACTGATACTATAAAAGAAAATCCTATGTTATCTTTAGCAGCATTAAACTTTGCACCTATGGCTTTTGGTAAAGCACCTTTTATTGGAATGGGAAGTGGCAAGTTTGCAGGATCATTAGCTAACATACCTAAACTAGAGGGTATTACAGGAGCATTAGGACTTAATGTAAAACCAGGAGAAGACCCAACCTTTGGTCAGTTTGCAAAAGTATTTAGTATAGGTGCTTTAGGAGGCGCTGCATTAGATGCATTAAGTGCATCAGGAGCAGACGAAGAAGACCTTAAAAATATTAGAGATGTTGAAACTTTAGAAACATATTTAGCAAATGGATATAAACAATTAAATCCTGAAGCATTGGAAAGTGAAGTAGATTCATTTGTAAAATCACAAACAAAAGAATACAGAGCTGAAGGTGGTAGAATAGGTTATGAGGGTGGTGGACCAACAAAAGATCAATATGGAATTATGACTTTACCTGAGTCTCCTTCTAACCCTGATAGTTTTAATGACGACATAGATAGAGTAGCACAATTAGTAGCTCAGTCGTCTAATTTAGATAAAGAATCTCAAATGAATAATAAACAAATAGCTTATGATAGAATTGAAAAAATAGCAGAGGAAATGTCTTATGATGGAAATATAGAGGGTGTCAGAAGTAATTTAATAAGTTACTATAATGACAAAGTACAAGAATATATGAATATGATTAGAGAAAATAAAGCTATGGGTGGTAGAATGGGTTATAATCAAGGCACTTCTGAAATGGGTATAATGGCTTCAGCGCCAGATGCAATGGATGAAAGAAACCAAGTCATGGAAGCAATAGCTATGAAACAATTTGGTAAACCTTTAAGTGAATTAAGTGACGAAGAAATTATTCAAATAGAAATAATGATAGACGAAATGGTTAAAACAAAAGATAGTCAAAGAAATATGGCAGCTTTTGGTGGTAGAATGAGTTATGCTATGGGCAGTGAAGAAAATAGAGGTCAACAAAATGCTATGGCAGCTTCTTTAATAGAGGGTATACCTTTAAATCAAAATCCAGCTGGAATAACAGAGCTAGATTTACGAGAAACAGGTGGATTTATTCCTCCAGTTGGTGTAAAAGAAAAGGCAGATGATATACCTGCAATGGTATCAAACAATGAATTTGTAATGACAGCAGATGCTGTAAAAGGAATGGGAGACGGTGACGTCAACAAAGGTGCACAACGTATGTACGATATGATGAAAAAATTAGAAGGAGGAGGATTAGTCTAATGGCAGTAGAAACAATTAAACAAATAACACAACCACCAGAGTTTATAGAATCAGAAGCAAAACTTTATTTAGAAGAGTTACGAAAAGCAATTGGTGGAGTAAAAGGTGGAGATCTTTCTAAGATATTAGGTCCACAATTTGTTGCTGGAATGGATCCACTAACTCAACTAGCAATGGGTAAAGTAGGTGGTCTAGGATCTTTTCAACCTTTCTTAAAAGATGCAGATAAATTAACGGACCCTAATGCATATAAAGCATTTATGTCCCCATATCAGGACGAAGTTCTTAAAACTACTTTAGCAGATTTTGATGCTCAAGCAGCAAAAGGTATACCTGGTTTAGCTACAAATGCAATTTCTGCAGGAGCATTTGGTGGTGGTAGAGAAGGTATACAAAAAGCAATTTATGGTTCTGAATCAGATAGAAACAGAGCATCTTTATCTGCAAATTTAAGACAAACTGGTTTTAATCAAGCACAAAATTTAGCGAACCAAGCTTTTGGTCAAAAAATGAATTTAGCAAGAACTTCTCCTCAACTAGCAGGACAAGAAATTTCTGCTTTAACAACTTTAGGAGGGCTTGGTCAATCTCAAAGACAAGCAGAACTAACAGCACAACAACAACTTGGAACACAAAATTTTTATCAACCATTGACTACTGCACAAGCATATGGTTCAGGCATCATGGGTTTAATATCTGGATATCCAGGTAGTCAAACAGTTGGCCAGACTCCGGTACCAGGAATGGCGCAAACTGCAATTGGTGCAGGGACAACACTTGCAGGAATCTATGGAGCGATGGGGGGTTTTAACGCTTAATGAGTAAAGTATTTAGAAGACCAATGTTTAGAGGTGGTTCTACTAACATGAATGGAATTATGTCTGGTATTGAAGACAGAGAAAACTATTCTAACGGGACACCTAGTATTGATCCAGGTTTACTTAAACAATATGCTAAAGAGTTTGAACCTATAATGAAAGAAGCAATGGGCCCTTATGAAAAACCAACAGGATTTCAAGATCCTGTTTATCAACTTGCAATACAAACAGGTTTAGATTTAATGAGTAAAGCTGATTCACAAAATTTATTAAGAAACGTAGCTGGAGCTGCAGGAAGAAACACACCTAAATTTTTTGAAAAAATAGGTGAAGAACGAGCTGCAAAAAGAAAATATGAAAAGGGAATTAAAAGTGGTGCGGTTGGATTAGCAGGTGATCTTCTTAGTAAAGAACTTTCTGCTGCAGGAAGAACTCAAAAAATGGATCCAATTGAAGCTTTAAAATTTGAAACTGAATTTAAAAGATTTGCTGATTTAGGTCTTCCTTCTAATGTTACTGAAAGAGCAGCTAATTTTGTAGTTAATGAATCCGATAGTGTATTAAATGCGGTAGGTTCAAAAAGATATGGTGGTGTTCTTGATTTCAATGTATCAGATAGAGATGAATTAGATGCAAATAAAACAAAACTACAATCTTTGGGTAAATTAAATAAAATTGTATATGACCCATTTGAAAATAATTATAAAAGAATAACAATAATAAATGGTGTTCCTTCATTTGATGAAGCAAAAACTGTTCAAGAATTAATGCAAATTCCACTTCCTACTGTAGGGGAAAGAGAAGAAATAGATAGATCAGTACCAGATTTTGGTATGTCAATAGACGATCCGTCAGCATAGGTAAATGAATGGCTGAGTCATTATTTCCAGCAGAAGAAAATAATTCTAGATCCTGGTATACTGCAGGGCTTGCAGGTATAGTTTCAGGTGCAATAAAAGTTCCTGAAGGAGTATTTTCATTAGGTGCAGAATTAATTGATTTAGGTTTTGATACTAATACAGCCGCAGATGTAGAACAGTTTTTTGATACACTTAATCCTTTTGAAGAAATTGCTGCTGAAAGAGGTATAGGTAAACTTACGGAAGCTTTAGTTTCAATTGGTGTACCTGGAACACAAGGTTTTAAATTAGGTAGTTCTTTAGCTAACAAATATTTTAAAGCAAAGAAAGCAGGAAAGTCAATAAGTTCTGGTTCTAAAAATTTAGTTAGATCAAAACAAGAAGCTGACAGATTAAATGAAACTTTAGGTTATAAAAGATTTGCTGCAGGAGCAATCGGCGGTGCAGCAGGGGAAGCTTTTGTTGCAGACGTAGAAGAGATTGGAAGTTTTGGAGATTTATTTGATAGAGGACCTACACAATTAGATACTTTTGCATTAGAGGGTGGTAGAGAAGATGCTACAAGAAAACTAATGAATAGAATAAAGTTTGGTAGTGAATCTTTATTTATCACACCATTTGTTGCAGGAGCAGGCAAAGGAGCAAAAGCATTAGCTACAAAAGGAAAAGACTTAGCTTATAGTAATTCAAGAGTTGAAAGATGGTTAGGTAAAGTTGCTGACGCATTTACACCTGAAGGTGGTTTGAGTAAAGCAGTGTTTGGGTCACAAAGAGTGATGGAAGGTTTTAGAGGAGCAGATTTAAATAGAGCGACTGAACTTGTTAAAGATTTAGATAGAAGTGTATCAAAAGCATTTCCACAAATGCAAAAAGTATTAGATAGATCTTTAAATGTAAAAGAAAAAGAACAGTTTTATAATGAAATAAATGAATTAATTTTAGATGGAGATATATCTAAATTATCTGATCCAAAAAAAGTAGATAAATTTGTTGAGAGTTTAAGAAAAAAAGGAATAGATGAAGAAACTGCATCAAACATAGTTAAAACTATTGATGATTCAAGAACAGCTTTTGCTAATCTTTTAGAAACTACAGGTAATTTAAACGCTCCAGAACTAAAAAATATTTTAAAAGAAAGAATAAAATCAACTGTAAAAAATACATATAAGATTTTTGAAATTAATCCTGTATTAGGTGTGTTTGGTAGATATAGACCAACTGATGAGTCTATGGAAAATGCAATAAATTTTTTTAGAAAACAAATTGCAGATAATAATAAAGACGTACCCTACAATCAAAATAGTTTACAATATTATGAAGACGCTAAATTTATAGTAGATAAAATTTTAGATGACGGAATAAAAGCAAAGAAAAGAACACGAGGATTACCTGATATAAATTATTTAAATAAAACTTTAGATGATCAACCCGGCGGTGCTTTTGTAAAAGATATTATAGAAAAAACAGGTGCTCCACCACCAGTTATTAAAAAACTATTAGGTGAAATGTCAGATCCAAGATATTCAATATTTAATGCTATCACAGAACTATCAGGTATGGCAAGAACTAGTGCTATGTTTAAAGAAATGTTTGAAACAAATGAAGCTGCACAGAAATTAGGTCAACGTGGTAGTTTTTGGAAAAGTGCAGATGAAGCTAAGAAAGCCACTAATCAACAAGCAGACATAGTAAGAGTAGGTGATGAGTTAGGTGGTATGACACAATTTAAAGCAGGTAATATAGAAAACCCATTAGAACCTTTATATACTACAAGAGATATTGCTGATGCTTTAAAAAGAGCTAATGGTTTAACTGAAGGATATTTTACAGCTGCAGTTAAAGGTAAAGAAGGGGCGACTGTTGCAGAAAAAGGTGCAAGTTTTTTATATAGAAATTTAGTTTTGTTTCCAAAAGCAACAGCTCAGTTAGCTAAAACAGTTTTATCTATTCCAACACATTTACGTAATTTAATTAGTGCAGGTGCTTTTGCTGGCGCAAACGGAATATTGTTTGAAGGACTACTAGATCCAAAACTACTTGGTAATTCTTTTAGAAAAGGTTGGAACATATCTGGTGTAGGTAATTTAAAAGCTACAAGATTTGATGATCCTACATTTGAAAAAGCTTACAGAGAATTATTAGAACTTGGTATTGTAAACTCACAAACGCAAATAGGAGACTTAAAAAATCTTTTACGAGATGTAAACTTTGGTGACAAACTAACTGATTTAGATTCTATGTTAAGTCCGATGATGTCAAGATTAAAAAAAATTCCAGAATATTTACAAGGTAAATATGTTGCAGAAGATGACTTTTGGAAAATTACAAATTATTTTGTTGAACTAGAAAGAAGAAACAATGCATACAAAAAAGCAGGTATTACAAAATCAGTTGATGAATTAAAACAAGAAGCAGCAAGTATTGTAAGAAATACAGTGCCTAACTATTCTTATGTTGGGGACTTTGTTAGAACAGCAAGGTTATTACCTGTCGGTAACTTTATGTCTTTTCCTTCTGAAATGATTAGAACAACAGTTAATATAGGTGAACAAGCAGTTAAAGAAATGAGACATTCTAAGGCTACAATAGGAAGTAATGTGACACCCTATGTTTTAGAAAAAGAAACAGGACTTATGGTTAAAAATGATAACCCTATGTATCGAATAGGAGCAACTAGAGCAGCAGGTATGGCTTTTACATTAGCTGCAGTGCCAACTATGTTTGTAGAAGGTGCTAAAGCTTTGTACGATGTAACAGAAGATGAAATAAAAGCACTAAGACAGTTTGTTCCTGATTGGTCAAAAAATTCTACTTTAATACCTAGCAGAAATTCTGATACAGGAGAACTAGAGTACATGGACTTTAGTCACTCTAATGCATATGATTTAATGAGTAGACCTTTTAGAACTTTGTCAAATGAAATTATATCAGGTGTTAATGATGGAGATACAATCTTAAAAGGTTTTATAAAAGGAGCAGAAGAAGCAGTTTCTGAAATTGCTTCACCATTCATTGATGAATCTATTTGGACTGAAGCTGCTGCAGATATAAGTTTATATCCGTTATTACCTGGTAGAGGTGGTAGAACAAGAGATGGTAGAGTTTTATACACAGACCAAACTCCTATTGGAGATAGAATGTATATTAAAATGAGACATTTATTAAAAGCAATTGATCCATCATTACAAAAATATGGAAGAGTACTTCAAGCTGCAACTAAAACGCCTACAAAAACTGGAGAGCAATTAGAACTTACTAATGAATTAGCAGGATTAACCGGATTTAGATCAACTAAAGTTAATCCATTAAGATCAATGGGTTTTAAAATTGCAGAATACCAAAGAGGTATTAGAGAATCTAGAAGAGAATTTACAGGTGGTTATTTTGGATTACTTAGAGGAGGTCCTATAGACGCTAACGATGTAATAACTAGATTTTATGAATCAAACAAAGCAAGATTTAATGTACAAAAAGAAATGCATAAAAATATAAATGCTGCACAAATATTAGGTGAGTCTTCGCCAAGATTAAGAAGAGAATTTAGAGATAGACAATTATCTAGTAAAACATTTACTAATTTAGAACGAGGAAGATTTGAATCTTATTTTCCTTCTGATGATATTAGAGAAAGATTTTCTGAAATAGCAAGAGATCTTGGTACGTTTGATGTATTTAAACAAGTGCTACCTACTCTTAGAGCCATGACTCGTGACATGAATAGATTACAATTAAGTGGTGTTTTTGAAAAAAATATTGAATTACAAGAATTTTCTGAAGGTGGCCTGGTTTATACACCAACTTTAGCAGAAACTTATGGCGGAGGTATTGATTTAAATGACTATTTAATAAATACAGATCCATTGGGTCCTGCTGCATTACCACAACAACCAATGCCTAATCCTCAAGTAGTACAACCACAACCAATGGCTCAGGCACCAGGCGTCATGAATCAGGGATTGACCGCAACTGAAAATGCATTATTATCTGAAGAAGAAAAACAAATTAGATTAAGACAACGAGGATTGGCATAATGCCCAAAAAAGATTTAGCACTAGAAAAAATAGAGTCACACGAAAAACTTTGTCGTATTATGCAAAAACAAACTCACCAAAAAATTTCAGGAATAGAAAACGATATAAAAGAAATTAAAAATCATATGCGTTATGCAATGACTGCTTTAGTGGCAGGTATGTTTACTATTATTATAATTTTATTTGAAAAACTGTAGTTATTTTGGGAGGTTGGCACTTAGCTGCCGGGATTGATTGTAGCGGGGGCTATAATCACTATATCCATTCTTTATAATCTTCTTTCATAATTGCATTTGCAATATTAACTTTACTACGTAATGCTTTTACAATTCTTTCATCAATAGTATCTTGAGCCATAATATCAATGTACGTCATTTTTTTAGTTTGACCTATACGATCAATACGTGCTTCTGACTGTTGACGTTTTTCAAGATCATAACCATTAGAATAATAAATCATATTACTACCAGCAGTTAATGTAATACCATAACCACCTGTATGAGTTGTACCTACAAAAAATCTACACTTATCATTTGTTTGAAATTTTTTAATATTTTTTGATCTTGAGTCAGTATCGGTTGCACCATAATAATCTACAACAGAATCATCTCCATATACTTTTTTAATTTCTGAAATAATTCTTTTTACATCATGAGTATAATGAGACCAAATAATAGTTTTACCTTCTATGTTTTCTAATATGTTCATTAATTCATTTAAACGACTACAAGGTAAATCTTGTATCGTATCATCATCAGCAGTAAAATGTCCACAAGTAATTTGATGTAGTCGCATTAATTGTGTCATGACAGTTGCTGAAGATTGCATCTTGCCACCAAGAAAAGCTATTGCTTCTTTTTTCATTTGTCTATATAATTTCTTTTGCTCATCTGTAAGCTCAACATAATGCTTGACAAAAGTTTTTTCTGGTAAATCTAAACAATCATCTTTTAAAACTCTTTTGGAAAATTTTTCTACTTTATCAGATAGCTCTGCTAAATTTCTGTAATCAACAATTATTTCTACTTGACGACCATTAACTTGTATTTTTTTAGTTACAGCATGTCTTGCTTTAAATGTCCAAAAAGAATCATGACCTAGTAACCAAGGATCTAAAAATTGACATTGTGAAAATAAATCTAAAGGTGATTTAGTTACAGGCGAACCTGTAAGTATTCTTCTGTATTTAACCATTTCTCTTAATGCTATAATATTTTTAGTTCTGTTTGTAGTATGTGTTTTAATTGTTGTTGCTTCATCTATAGCAATCATTGATTTAGGATGCGCAGATAAAAATTTATGAGCAAATTTTGGTCCATCGCCAGATGAAAAAGCCTCTACATTCATAATTAAAATTCTTAAATCAGAACCTGGTTGAAATAAAGTATTTAAATTTTTAATTTGTTTAATAGATTTGTCAGATGTTTTCCAAAGAACTATTTTTTTATCTATGTGATCTGGTAAATGTATTGGAATTTCAGAGTCATACCAATTTTTATAAACACCTTTAGGTGCAATTAATAACAATGCATTTATATCACCTCTATCATAAAGAATAGCTGCATTATCTAATAATACTTTAGATTTACCTGTACCCATTTCCATAAAGTACGCAAAATTTTTTTTATCCCAAGATGCTTCTAATGCATCTAATTGATGGCCATAAGGCTTAGTTTTAAATTTGTAGTTCATTTGCTTTTTCTTTCTAGTTTGTTATATAATGTATGAAAGGATAAAAGTCAATAATGAAAATAAAAGAATACAATGATATGACTGAATACCTAACTAAGAATAATTCTAAAGTATATTTAGTTCAAGATATTCCTACAGATAGAGAAACAGGTCAACCAAAATATAATGTAATAGGTGCACAAAAGTATGGCGAAATTACGGTCATGCTTCCTGCAAAAGCGCAAATGATTTTTTCACCAGGTCCTTTAATTTTTAAAATAAGAGATAAATTAAAAACTTTTACAACAGATGATTATTTATTATTATCAGGTGATCCTGCAATTATTGGAGTGACATGCTCTATTGTTTCTGATATGACTAACGGCAAATATAAATTGTTAAAATGGGACAGACAGGAAAAAACATACTATCCAATAGAAATAAATATTTTTCAAAACTAGTTGACAATATAAAATTATCCTATATATACATTTTACGAAAGGTAATATTATGGATAATATAAATTTAAGACAAGATGCACCCGATCAAACTGATAAAGTTGATGTTAATGAATTATCAGAAGCGATAGAACAATTTAAATCTGTTGGTGCACAGATACTTGCAGTAGATATAAAACTAAAAGAATTAAAATCACAAGAAAAATATATTAGTGAATTTGTTATTCCAGAAATAATGAATAAACAAAATTTAAAAACTTTAAAACTAAAAGATGGTTCTGAACTATCTGTTGGTAAAAGGTTTTATGCTTCAGCTAAAGCGGACAAAAAGCTAGAAGCAATACAATGGCTTCGAAATAATGGCCTAGGGGATATTGTGAAAAATGAAGTCACAGTAAACTTTGGTCAAGACGAAGATACCAAGGCAATGGCTTATGCTAACCTTGCGAGGGAGAGTGGCTATGAACCTTCTCAAAAAGAAAGTGTTCACCACTCTCAACTCTCAGTAGTGATACGGGAATGGAAAGACAAAGGTAATGAAATTCCTGCTGATCTATTTAATGTACTAGAAGGAAACAAAACTAGTATGACTAATAAAAAATAAACTAATAAATACTAAACTAATAAAGGAGTAAATAGTATGGACAAACAAGTCGTAAAAAAGAATAGTGCAGGTGCACTAACTTCTCTAAACTTTAGAGCCGATTCAGGCAAAGGTGCAGAGGAAATTAAATCAGATGACGTATCAACACCAATTCTGAAAATCTTACACCAACTATCACCAGAGTGTAATACAAGAAGCCCTAAACATGTAGAAGGTGCTGAACCTGGAATGTTATATTCCAATAGTTTTGGTCAACCTATGGATGGTGAAAAAGGTATCGAAGTTATCGTAGCACATACGCAAACTAGATGGCCAGAGTGGCAAGAAATGGGAGACAGTCCGTCAGCACCGGTTGGAACACATTTAACTCCACCTGCTAGTGCAAAAGAAGAAATGCGTGGTATAAAATATAGATTACAAAATGGTAATTATATTGAAAAAACTATGTATTTTTTTGTAATTGTAATGGTAGATGGCGTACCAAGAAAAGCAGTAATAACTATGAGATCATCTAATCTTACACCGGCAAGAAAACTAAATGATCTAATCTCTAATTTAACTATGACAGATAGCGAAGGTTCTTTTCAACCTGCTGCATATTCTGCTGTTTTTAAATTAAGCACTGCAGAAAAAAGTGCAGGAGATAAAAATTGGCATGTATACAAACCATCGTTTGTAAAAATGTTAGATATAACTGATCAAAAAGATGCATCTTTATATAAGATGGGTCAAGAGTTTCAAAAACAAGTATCTATTGGTTCAAATAAACCCAAATATGAAAAAGTTGAAGAAACTAAATCAAAAGACATTATATAGTTTCCCATTGGGAATACACGGCCAGTGAGTACAAGGCGGTGGAGGGAGACTGAAACCGCCTTTAAAAATTAAAACAGGATGACAAATGAAAGAGTATATAGAATATTTTACAGGGTTACAAAGAAGTTATGGTGTCTGTAAAGTTGATGATGGATACATTGACGAAGTAACAGGCAAGAAAAAATGGAAACATGAATGGGCTAAGATACCTGTAACTAATGAAGATTATAAAGAACACATAGAAGGAATTAAATCAATAGGCATACAACCTTGCACTGATGAAGGCATGGCAAGATTTGGTGCTATAGATGTAGATAAATATCCTATTGATAAAAAATTTTATCTTGATGTCATCCAAGATAAAGACCTACCGATTATTCCCATATTATCAAAAAGTGGTGGACTACATTTATATGTATTCACCACTCGGTGGGTCAAAGCAAAAGAGATAAGAAGTTTTTTAGAAGACTTATTAGTTGCATTTAAACTACCGCATGCAACAGAAATATTTCCAAAACAAACACAACTAATATCAACTGATGGAACTGTATCTAATGGTAACTTTATAAATTTACCTTACAATGGTGATGATAGAAAAGCATTAGATATAGATGGTAGTC